TAATGATGTTGAATATATTGATGTGCTAAATAGAGGACATAGTAAACAAGCACCAAGATACTTTATTGAACAAGTGTTAATTACTATTGGAGTCCTAACCCCTAATTAATTTTTTGCCCTCTGATGGCTTCCTGTATCGGGAACTCGTTAGGGGGCATTTTTATTAAGGAGGTTGCCTATGAGTGGGGTAGAGATTAGAGTACGCTCGGACAGTACTCAAGCTAGAAGAGACTTAGCACGACTAGAAAAATCGGTTTCTTCTATTGAAAGCACAGCCAATTCAGTTACTAAAGCTTTTAGAAATATTGCAATTACAGCAGGTACTCTTTATAGTATTAGTACTCTTTCAAAATCTTTAACAAGAGCTTCAGACTCTGTAACTAATTTAGAAAACCGAATTGCGCTTGTAACAGGAAGAGGTCGTGAATTAAACACAACTATGCGAAGATTAGCTCAAATTTCTGCTAATACTCGTGTAAGCATGTCTACTACTTCTGAAGTTTTTAATCGTTTTGGCTTAGCTTTGCAAGACGCTTCAGTATCCGCAGATGAACTTTTACAAGTTACTAGAACAATTAACCAAGCAGTCACTATTTCAGGCGCAAGTTCTGAATCTGCTCGTGCTGCAATTATTCAGTTTGGCCAAGGCTTAGCTTCTGGACAACTTAGAGGTCAAGAACTTAACTCGGTTCTTGAACAAACACCTCGTATTGCAAGAGCTATTGCTGACGGTTTAAGTATTCCTTTTGGGCAATTGAGAGATGCGGCTCAAGACGGAAAACTTACAACTGAGGCTGTACTAAGAGCAGTTCAACAAGCAGCACCTGAAATTAATAAAGAATTCCAATTAATTGCAAAAACTGTTGATTCTGTCAGTAATGCATTGAGATATGAATTTAAAAGAACTTTAGACGTTATTGCTACTGAGACAGGATTTTCAGATGCTGTAATTCGTGGCATTGAACGTATGACAAGCGGGTTTAAATACTTTGCAGATAATGCAAGAACTTATTTAAACTTTGTTATTATTGATTTTATTTTATTTAAAAACAGAATTGAAGGTATTATAGAACCTTTTACAAATACCTTTAAAACAATATTTTCAACAGAATTTGATCCAAAACAGGCAGCAGCAGATATTATTAATAAATTTGATGAGTTTAAAACTCTTGTTAAATCTAAGATATCTTTTGACTTTTTTGATGAAACTTCTGAAGGTAAAAAAGTATTTGATTTTGAAAAATTCTTTGGTCAATTTGAAATACCGCCTTCTTTTACAAAAACTTTTGAAACGTTAGAATCAACATTTAATACTTTTGTTGAAAATGTTAAAAAACTATATAAAGAGCTTTTTGGTGGAAAAACTAAAGACTTAGAAGCTGAAGTTCCTGTTATTAAGGCATCATTAATATCAGATCCTCAAAAGACAGTAGACGACAAGGGTGCCTTTGATAGATTTTTATCTAAATTGTTAGACTGGGCAAATACTGTTATTGGAGTATTTACAGGTGTTTCTAATTTTGTTGTAGAAACGTTTGGTGTTATAAGTACAAAAATAACAGAAATTGTAGGGGAATTAGGCGGCTTTGATAATATTGTAAGCAGTTTTAAGACAACCGCAAATGGGATATCTGAGGCTGTTGTTGGCTATGCTGAATCGCTAGACAAATATCTCGGTGTTACTAATAAATTTAAAAGTATTAATGAGTTATTATTTGGTACAGACAGTTCAGAGCAAGCTTCAAAATTAACTAAAGCAGCTAAAGAAATTGAAGACTATGTATTAGGTAAAGAAGTAGGGCATCCTGGGGTTGATCGTAGTAGAAAAGGCGGTGTGCTTGATAATACTGCTGATTTTGTTAAAGAAAATCCTTTACTTACTGGTGCTGCTTTTGCTACAGGCACTATTGCAATGGTCTTTCCTCAAACAACCCTTGCAGCATTAAAATTAGCAGGAATTGGTTTAGGTCTTGCTGCTGTTGGTATTATGGCAGAAACCTTTAAAAAAGGATTCCCGATTGCTTTCATAGTTACTGCTATTAGCTTTTTACCTGAAGTAGACGAACAGTCTCAACAACCCTTGTACGACTTTGTATATGGTTTTACAGAAGGTCTAAAAGCTCTTCTCAGTGGAGAAGGTATTGATGAAGCAGATGCTGGTGCTAATTTTGCAAATAAAATTATTACAGCTTTTTCTACAATTGGCGATGCTATTATTGATAGCATTGTTGGCAAAGATAGTGACTTTACAGGCAAATTCTTAGACGCATTAGCAGGATCTATTTTAGCAGTAGGTACTCTTGCATTATTAGGAATTGGTTCTTTTGGTGGTTATTTAAAACTTTTAGGGGGAGCAATTACTTTAGGTGTATTTAGCCTTAGTCCTGCAGATGATGAAAAAGCCGCAAAAGCTGCACAAAAGAAAATTAAAAGTATTTTAGGCAAAGCTTTTGCAGGGTTATTTGTCGGAGACATTGTTGGATCAACGGTTGAAAATGCTCTTAACAAAATTGACTTTAATGAAGACTTTATTGCTGAATTAAAAGTAAAAGAACAAGATTTAAAAGAAATATTTAAAGATAGTGCAGAAGGTGCAGCAATTGGTCTTGTTGCAGGATTTTCTTTAGGCGGCGGCCCTATCGGAGGATTTGTCGGCACTATTATTGGCGGTTTTGTCGGAGCGCTTACCAGCCCCTCTGTTGTAAAAGTGCTTTATGCTGCTGGTAAAAATATATATCAAGGTTTTATAGACGCACTTTTTGGAAAAGATGCAGTTGAAGATGCTATTGAAATTGCAAATGTTGATCGTCTGTCTTATGAGATTGATTCTTTAAATAAAGTTATTAAAGATCAAGAAAATGTTTTAGAAGGAATAAAAACAGGAATTATCCCTGAAAGTAAACAGGCAGCCGCTCAATTAAAATTACAAACTGCAACAGATCAATTAACTGTAAAACAAGACGAATTAAGAAATAGCCTAGATAAACTTGGGATTAGCCATGATTCTATTGTTGGTAAAAATGCTGGACTTTCTGAATCAGTAGAAAATGCAACAAGAAAAATAGATAAGCTTTCAGAAGGCTTAGATAATCTTCAAAATAATACTTTCTTAAGAAATGCTCAGACTAGAGATAATAGAGATGTTGTTGGCTTTGCCTCGGGTGGTTTTATTAGAGGCGCTGGTGGCCCTCGTGATGATAAAATTCCAGCAATGTTATCTAATGGTGAATACGTTATTAATGCTGCTTCTACAGCTAAACACGGCAGTCTTATTAGAGCAATCAATGAAGATCGTTTGCCTAAGTTTGCAAACGGCGGTGATGTTACCGCTACAGCCCCTCTGGGTTGGGATATATATAACGATTTAAATGATATTACTGTTTATGATAAAGCTGCATTTAAAAGAAGACTATCATTATTTGATTTTAATGCTAATTATATAGATAAAGTTTCGTCAGTTTTAGCTGCATTAGCAGATCTTACTAAACAACTTACTAGCGCACGTGGGTTTTATAAACCAAGTAATATATATGATTATCTATTTAGTTTTGCAAAAAAGAACAGTTTAGGGCCATCAGGAAATGAAGACAGAAGCTTAAAAACAGACAATTTGTCTTTTGGAACAACTTTATCAGATTCTCCTCACATGGAGCAAGGTTTTAAAAGGCTAAGTGTAAATACTAACACGGCTTCTTACAAGGATTTTGATGCCTTATATGAACAAGCAGATAACCTGTATAGTATTTCAAATAAATCAGGTCTTGACGCATTTAAGGGGTATGATGACAAGTGGCAATGGGAGGTAGGTTGGGATATTTTAGGCTGGAAGGCCTACGATGCAACAAACTTTTCAGATGCTTATTTTAATTTTGTTGATAGAGATTCTCACTATGCTTTATTAGAGGGTTATTCAACGTTAAAAGACAGACTGTTTGATTCAATAGGAAAAACTTATAGCGAGTTGGGATTTGAGTCTTTTGATAGTGCTGTAACAGCTATGTCAGGAGGATATACTTCTAAACAATTAAAAGATCATG